TACCAGGCCCACAGCCGCGCGGCGGCGTCCGGGGCCATGCGCGGCGCGGTGGACCAGATCGCGAACCACCGGCGGTCTTGCGAATCCAGCGAAATCGGCACGGGGTCATTGGAAAACGCCAGTACAAACATGCGGTTCAGACTGTCGTACGGGTGCAGCCCCTTACGGTTGATCGTGAGCATGTCCGGGGGCGCAGCGATCACGGGCTTGAGCTTGTTCGACAAGGCGCGGCGGTCCTTGGCCTCTGGCTCTTTTAGCTCGTTCAAGATCAGGATTTCGGACTCCAACGCGTAGCCCCACTGTGACCCAAGCGTATCGTTGTCGAGTAGCCCCCGGTTTTTCAGTTGCGGCCCGCACACGGCCCATATGAACGGCGCCCACAGCGTATCCTTGCCACAGCCTTGATCGCCGCCGTGCAGCACCGCGTGGTTGATCTTCACTTCTGGATGTTGGACCTTGTACGCCATCACATTGAAGACGTGCTCACGCTCGGACGCCTCGGGGATGAGCGCCGCGCAGTGGGCCAGCCAAGGGCTGACGTCGGCGCCGGCATCGGCGTCGATCGGCGGCCGGGCGTCGCGCCAGCGGTTACCGTACACGTCGCCGTCAAGCGCCACTAGCACGCCCTCGCCGGCCGCGTAGGTGATGCCGACCAGGGCGCGGGCGCCCATCTCTTGGCGATTCTCGTCAAAGCAATACGACGCCTCGATCTTGGGCCTTTTGCCAAATTGTGACCGGCACTCAATGTGCCTAAACAGCGCGTTGAAGGTGCTGCGGCTGATCTCGCGGCGGTCTTGCAGATCAAAGTAGTGGTCGCCTTCTTGAACATAACAGAAGCGTTTGTACCAGTCGGCCATCGTCGTGCGGCCAAGCTCCTTGCGCTCCACTTCAGCAATGACGCGCTTGGCCTCGTCGGGGAACGCCTCAGTAGGGTGCAGCTTGCCCAGCGCGTCGGTCATCATCGATGCCAGTAGCTCATCGCGCAGGCCAGGGGCGTGGGACGGGCCACCTTGGCTTGCCACCCACGCAAGGAACGTATTGCTGTCCAGATCGATGCAGTGGCTGTGCAGGCAGCAAAACGCCCGCATGGACGGGTTGTAGCGCCCCTCTGGGTTGCCGTCGCTGTGCTCGGCACTGTTGGGGCAGATGACGCCGGCCCAGCCCTGCGCGTTAGGCTTGGCCAGCACCAGCCCCTGCCCCGACAGCCAGGCCAGCACGTCGTCGGCGCCGTCGTCGGACACGCGGACGGGCCGGTAAGGGTTGCTGCCGGCCTCGGCCGGGGTGACGCCGAGCGCCTCGCATATCTGGGGCAGGGTGAACTGCCGCTCGGGGTGGAACTCGACCAGGCGCGAGGCGAAGCTGTTGCGGCCGGGCTTCATGTTGATTGAGCCAGGTAGGCGGAAGTTGCGGACCGGGTTGATCGCGCCCCGGTCGCTGTAGCCGGCCTCGGCGATCGCTAGGATGGCCGCGCTGTACTCGGCCTTGGTCGGCTGGTCGTCCAGGCCGAAGGCGTAGCCCCACTGGACGCTGCCCTCGCTCGTCTCCATGATCCACGTCGGGGCCAGCGGCGGCGTCTTGGGCGCCTTCTCTGGGTCGCCCACGTCGTCAAGCACCATGCACAGGACGTACTCGCAGTTGGCGGCCGAGGCGCTGACCTTGCCGTCGGTGAAGCGGTCAACGATGAACGAGGCGGTGTTGCCGTACCACGACTGCCCGTCCTTCATCTTATGCGTGGGCAGGAACGCCGGCCAAGTGGCCTTGACCGCACCGTCGGCGTGGTACTGCATCTGCTTGTCCTTTAGCTGTGGCTTTTGCCTGACAACCAAGAACGTCTCGCCCTCGGGCGCGAGATTTGTCATATACTCCAAGAAATCCATCAGTAGCTCCTTTGGTGAAGACGCCCGGCTGCAACCGGGCGTTTTTATTTTCCATACCTTGTCATGATTTTGGCCTCGACGGCCAGCGGGATGCCCTCGGCCCATGCAGGCGGGGAGCACATGATACGCTCCATCTCCTGCTTGACGGCTTCGGGTTTGTCTGTCTCGACGACGATCTCGTCGTGGACGTGCAGCACCACGCCGTCGAGTTGGCGCAGGGCGTGGCGTAGGATGTCATTGGCAGCGGCTTGGGTGATGTTCTCGCACGCAAGCCCCTTCCAAAGGCGCGCTCGGGGCCATTCTGTCGCGTCGGCGGCGGGCTTCCAAGATGCTTTAGCGTAAGTCACCCCATCGCTTTCCAGCCGAGCGTAGGGGTAGCATAGCACGCGGCCCGACGGAAGCGCATACCACAGGTGCTGCCCGTCGAACATGTACGCCACGCGCCCGGCGTAGAACTCGTGCCCGACGTTACGCATCGCCCGCGTGTACGCCTCCTCTAGCTGCTGCCAGAAGCGCACGGACCACGGGTTGGCGCGGCGCCACGCCTCGACGATGCGCCTGGCCTGCGCCTCCTCGAAGTGCACGCCATAGGCGCGGCCCATCGCAGCGAACGCCCCCACGCCGCCGGCAAAGCCCAGCGCCAACTCTTGCACCTTACCGACCTGGCGCTGCTCGCCCGTCACGTCGTCGTAGGCCACGCTGTAGGTCGCAGCGGCGTTGACCTTGTACGGGTCTAGGCGCTTGCGGAACACGTCCAGCTTGGCCTCGCCTTGGTCGCTGGCGGCCAGCCACGGGTTGACGCGCCCTTCGATGGCCGACCAGTCGGCGACGACGAGGTGCTTACCCTTGGCCGGTATCAGTGCGGGCCGGAGCATTCCCCGTAGTACATCTGTAACTCGGCGTCCGTAAGCTGGGACGATGTTGTGTCCTCGGACCATAGCGGTTCGTACTGCATCAGGTTCCTTAGCGCACTTGCGAGTGAAGTTATGCACTTGGAGTCCATAGCTCGATGCACGACCCGTGGCGGCACCCCCAGCGAAGACAAAAGCTCCACGGACTCGACAATCTTCGTCGTCTGCCAGGTCTGCCATGCGGCTGAACTTCGCAACCGATGACGCCCAGAGGTCGTCGGCGCACTGTATAACCTCGGCGACAGCGGGCGGTATCTCATCGGGGTTCTCCATCGCGAGCAGGTTGGCCCGCACAGTCTTGTCAATCGAATACTTGCCGTTGACCATCATCAGCTTCTTGGCCTGCTCGCCGACGCGCTCAAGCACCCACTCGCGCATCTTGGGCGAGCGCACGCTGGTGATGTCGCCATCGGTCAGTTCGGCCACGCGCTCCTCGATCTCGATCAACTCGTCGTGGGCGTAGCGCATGGCGGCCTTGGCGAGCGCCACGTCCACCAGCACGCCACGGTCGTTGATGCGCTCGTTGACGTGGTAGTCGGCAAGCTCGTCCTCAGACAGCGGCCGCATGGCCTTGCTGATCTCGCGCATGGCCCTGACGTCCTGCTCGCAGTAGCGGATCATCTCGGCCATCAGGTCGGCGTCCTCGCGGAACTTGCCGTCAGCCTGTGGGATCGACAGCAAGCGGATCAGTTGCGCGCCTCGGTGGTCCTTCTTCATGCTGGCGCTGGCGAAGCGCCCCACGTCCTCAAGGCTGCCAGGCGCGCAGTTGGCTCTAGCCTGCGTGGCGGTGCAGTAGAACTGCTCCAGCCTGAACGGCACTTGCAGCACGTAGGAAAAGATCAGCCGCTCAAAGGCGGCGTTGTGGGCGTAGATCGGGCCTTTGTGGGCGTAGATGCGCTCGGGGATTGGTTGCCCCGGCACCCATGTCTGCACCTCACCATCGTCGAAGGCGTAGGACATGCACAGCACCTCGGTGCTCATGTCTTGCGCGTAGTTGTAGACGCCCTTGGCGCCGAGGTCAACCCGGCTGCGCGTCTCGAAGTCAAGCCATAGACTCATAGCCTACCTTGCAAAATGCGTATGGCGTTTTTGCGAAAATTTTTGTATAGCTCCACATCTTCTTTTGAAGGAGTGAACCCTTTCTTAACGCGGTACAACTCCAGCGTTAAGGCGTCTAACTTATCCAGTACTTTTTTCAGTTCAAAGTACTTGAACTCGTGTTCTTCTAAGTTCCGCAAAACACTGTTGTGAACCAGCGAAACTTCAGTGCCAAGGATAGTGGTGACATCCAACATACCCGACTCGATTTCAGCGATAGCGTTTGAAATCGCGTCTATGCGATCTTCGTCCAGCATAGAAAAAGACGGAGCCTTTCGGCCCCGCCCTTTTACATTACACCGCAGCGCGGCGACGACGGCCAGCCGCAGGCGCGGCCTCAGGCGCAGCCTCATCAGCCTCGCCATTCATGCTGACCCACTCCACGACCTCGAACACCGGCGTATAGATACGTCCGTAGCTCTTGTGCGTGTAGTGGTCCTTGCCCAGCTTGACGACGGGGACCGGCTTGGACTGGTCCTTCTCGACCTGCGCGGCGATCTCCACCGCCAGAGCCTGCACGGCCTTGCGGCCGCCGACGCTGGTGGTGGTGAACCGCGCTTCCATGCCGGCGTCTTCGCCGCTGATGCACTTCAGGCTCAGGCCCGTCTGCGGCTCCCAGCCCTTCTTGGCGCCGTGAGGCGCGGCCTCCAACTCAGGCAGAGGCTCGGTGACCGGCACCAGCTTCTCGCCAAGCACCTCGCCGTCGCCCCAGGCGATGAAGCCGTGGACGAAGCTGAAGGGATTGACAGCCCAAGTTGCGTCGGCCTCGGCCTCGGTCTGGTCAGCGCCGAAGACCCAGTGCCCCGTGCGGTCCATCTTGATGATGGCCGTGGTCGAGGCACCGACGTCAGTGGCGATGCTACGCAGCGCGGTGGACAGGGAAGTGACGGAAGGCAGGTTAGCGCCAGAGAACTTTACCAAATTGCTCATGTGAACTCCATTACAGTTTAGAAAGGGCTTTTGACAGCCCGACAAACGACTGCACCGCTGGCCGGGGGTCATCCTCCGGGGCGAGCGTCGTACCTGACGACTCGGACTTGATCAAGTCCTCGGGCAGTTCGCTAAAGCGCTTTTTGAGCGCCTTCTCGGCCTGCGCCGGGGACATGATCGTAGTCTCGACGACGACAGATTCTTTCAGACCGAGTGAGAGCAACGCCTGCTTGGCTTTGCTCTCATCGGTCCACTTGCGCCGCGCTTGCTTCTGGACGATCTTGACGCCGGGCACGTTAACGCCCTTCTCAAGCATCCCGAAAGCCAGCGCACGCAAGTCTTTGATCCATTCCTCCAAGAGGTCGGCATTGTGCAGATACCGGCCAAGCGTGTCAACATCCAAGTTGATCAATTGCTGCTTCAGTGCGCGATCGACAGCGCCGGTCATCTGCGGGCAGATCGGCTTGGCCGCGCACCAGCGGCAGTGGTCGCCCTGCGCCAGCGGCGCGTCATCGCGCAGCGCGGTCTTGACCGCAGACACCAGCTCGTGCTCGAACTGCTTGATGCGGCCCACGGTCGTCACCCAGCGCCTGATCGCTGGCGGCTGCACGATGATGCACTCGATCTCGGTGGCACCCTCGAAGGCCCACTTCAGGTCATCGGTACGCATGGCCGCTGCCGCGTAGAACATCAGTTGCGCGTTCTCTACAGCATCGACAACAACACCGTCGCCAAACTTCCAATCAAGGACGATAGCGCGATGATCGATACGACCAACAAGATCAGTGCTACCAAACACTCCAGGCAAAAGGTCGCCGAAGCCAACCCGTGTCTCAACCTCGTATACCAGCCGACCGTAGGGATCGATCTCGTCGAGCGCGTCCAAGGCAGGTGCAATCTTCTCATCGTAAAGCTCCTGTGTGAGTAGTTGGTCTTTGTGTTTGTACTGGCCGATGATGACGCCTTGGTCGAGCAGGATGCGGCTGATCACGTCGTGCAGCATCGTGCCGCGATCAGCGTGGACGCTCGACGGCTGCGGCGGCATCTTTTGCACCAGCTTCACCGAGCCGGGGCACGCGATCACGCGCTTGGCTGTAGAGCCGCCGACGATGTTTGAGTGTTGCACTGTACGCTCCTGTAGTTGTTGAGCCACCATCATAGCACGAAAAAAGTTGTTGCGCGAAAGTTTTTTACTCGTTATGATCGCGGCTCCCTCAATCAACTGGAGTACCCTATGGACGATGGATTTCAAATCAATGGCCGTGAAGGCTCGAATGTTTTTGTCAACCGCTACGACAAAGACACCGTGTGGCTGAGCCTGTACGTTAGGCACGGCAACGTCGCCACCGTGCTGACGCACGAGCAGGCGAAGGAACTGATTGCTGCACTGCAACAAGTGGTGACCGCATGACCTGGCCGTTCCCGCCCTTCCCCAACCCGCTCGACCGGCCCGGCCAGCCCGCCGCGCCGGCTAAGTTCAACCCCACCAAGGACGATCATGAGCCAGCACCCTATTGAAGCCATGAAGACCGCGCTGAATGCGTGGGATGCGTACAACAACGCATCGGATAGTCAAGAAGATGCGAAAGCATACGCATCAATGGTCGTTGCTTTTGGCAAATTACGCGCCGCCATCGCAGAGGCTGAGAAGCAACCAGCACAGCGCCAGTGGGTCGGGCTGACGGAGAAAGACTTCTCGGCGATTAACCAATCCTGCCTGACAAAACTTCAGGCTGCGACAAGCGCCGAGTCAATCCTTAAGGAGAAGAACACATGAGCAACGAATACGCCTTCCCACACACCATCGAGCATCTGCACCAGCCGGTGACGGCGGGCATGACCCTGCGCGATTACTTTGCTGCAAGGGTGATGCAGGGGTTGTTAGCCACTGACATCGACTGCGGCCCGAAGTATGCCCAGATCATTGCTGACAACGCATACGGACTGGCCGACGCCATGCTCAAGGCAAGGGGGCAAGCATGAAAGAAGACATCATCCGCATGGCGCTGGATGCTGGTATTTTGTGGTCGACAGATCAAGCCGCTACGCTTGAACGCTTTGCAGCCCTTGTCGCTGCACGCTGCGCCGAGATCGCTGACAAGGCCGAGCCGTACCGAGCAGCCGATCTCATCCGCAAGGCGTTCGGGGTGGACAAATGAGAGAGTCAACGATCGAAACCTACTTCTGTAAGCAGGTTGGCTTGCGGCTAAACGCGCCAGCGTTCAAGTTCGTCAGCCCCTCAAATCGAGGCGTGTCCGACCGCATCGTCTGCCTGCCTGACGGCAGCACATGGTTCGTCGAACTCAAGGCGCCAAGTGGTCGGCTCTCGCCGCTGCAACGGCACTTTCAGTCGGAGATGGCGCGGCTGAACCAGAACTACGCCTGCCTATGGAGCAAAGAGCATGTTGATGAGTGGATCAAGGAGCGCAAGTGCAACTAAGACCCTACCAAGAGCAGGCGGCCGACTTCCTGTACGAGCACGACCGCGCCATGATCCTCGCGCCGGTCGGCGCAGGCAAGACGGCGATCACGCTGACGGCCATCAGCGACATGATCTTCGACAACATCGCGACCAAGTGGCTCGTCATCGCGCCGCTGCGCGTCGCCACCAGCGTCTGGCCGCAGGAGCGGGCTAAGTGGGCTGAGTACCACACCCTAGCCGTGGCCGTGGGCACGCCAGCGCAGCGTAAGGCCGCACTCGACAGCGACGCCAACATCATCGTCACCAACTACGACAACCTCCAGTGGCTGGCCGGGCAAGACCTGAGCACCTTCGACGGCGTGGTGTTCGACGAGTTGACGCGCCTGAAGAACCCATCGGGTGCCAGGTTCAAGGCGCTCGCCAAGGTGCTCGACTGCCCGATCCGCTGGGGGCTGACCGGCAGCTTTACCAGCAACGGGCTGGAGGACGTCTTCGGTCAGTGCAAGATCATCGACCAGAAGCTGCTCGGGCGCAGCAAGGGCGCGTTCCAGCAGCAGTACTTTTACCTCGTCAACCGCGAGTACGGCGACTGGCAGCCGCGCCAAGGCGCGCTGGAGCAGGTGATGGAGCGCATCAAGCCGGCCACGTTCGTGCTGGAGCCGGGCGAGTACAAGGACAAGCTGCCGCCGCTGCACACGGTCGAGGTGCGGATCGACCTGCCCGACCGCAAGCCCTACGAAGACATGAAGAAGGACTTCATCGTGCAGTTCCCCGACGCGCAGGCAGTCGCCCAGAACGCGGCGGCGGTGACGCAGAAGCTTTCGCAGATGGCCGCCGGGTTCGTCTACACGCCAGAGCCGGTTTGGTTCAGCAGCCACAAGTTCGACCGGCTTGAAGAACTGCTGGCCGAGAACCAGCAGGCCAACACGATCGTCTTCTACAACTTCATCGAAGAACTCAATGAACTCCAGCGACGCTTTCCTTACGCCCGAACGGTTGACAGCATTGATGACTGGAACGCCGGACGAGTACGCCTGCTATGTCTACACCCCAAGTCCGCCGGACACGGGCTTAACCTCCAGCACGGCGGCCACCACCTCGTCTGGCTCAGCCTGCCTTGGTCCCTCGAACTGTTCGAGCAGGCCAACGGGCGCCTGCACCGATCCGGGCAGCGCCACGCCGTCTGGTGCTACGTGATGCTCGCCAACCAGACGGTGGACGAGAAAATATGGGCCGCGCTGCACGACAAGCGGGCGATCAGCGACATTGCAATGGAGAGTCTGAAATGAGCTACATTATCGCCGCGCTGCCGCCGCTCAAGTGCTTTGTGCGCCGCGAGTACCTGTACAACTTCACCAAGGGGCACGGCGAGCTAGAGCCTGCGATCTGGGTAAGCATCAAGGCGCTGCGCGGCCAAGTGTTCCGCATCGAGTCGCTGCTACCCAACTACGGCGCGCTGTACGACAAGCTGCCGATCAGCGCCTACGTCTCGGACAAGGGCCACGGCGACCTACCCATTGACACCTTGCAGCTATGGGACTGCATGGGCTACCACTTTACCGTTTGCGAAAAAATTGGCCTACGCAATCTAGGGGTCAAGTTTCTTGGCAAGGACAAGGCGTGGTACCACGGGCGCTATCTGTTCACGGTAGATTTTTGCGCCGACGGGCAAGACCTCGACACGGGGTTCACCGAGCAGGCCGAAGAACACAAGTCGTTTAACTTTATCAAGCTGGAGAACGGCCAATTTGCTTGTCAGCCCAACAACCGCTGCTTGTGGTATGACCAGTCGCTAATCCCAGCCGAAGTCAGGTTTCCTGACTTTCAAGCAGCAAAAACTTTCTGGACCGTTGACGGAACGCGCAAGTGGTCTGCTGGCGACGATTGGTTTTACAACATTGAGGAGAAAAAATGAACACAACCCAAGAGAAAATACGCTCGACGAAGGCGCAGTTCCGCATCGCCGTCAAGCAGTACAACCAGTCGCAGCGCCTGATGGAGCGACTCAAGAAATCCCTAGACCAACTGGAGAAGAAGCGTGAACTGGAGATCGCTAAATCAAAAGCTAAACATGCTAACCGAGGCTGAAGTGCTGGCGCTGCTGGAGGCCGAGCGCCAAGGCGCCAAGCGCGTGACGTTCTTGGAGCGCCTGCACCAGCGGTATACGATGCTGCGTGCAGCGCGGGAACGAGTGGAACTACTGAAGGAGGCTATACGATGAAATCCCGTATTCTTGACCCGAACTTTAAGTACGTGCCGGCAGCGGCGACGAACATTCAGGAAACATGGCGCAAATTTGGATGGAGGCCCGTTAATGAATTGCCCGATTTGCGGAGCGTGGACACAAGTAAAGCTCACGCGCCCGAGGAACGGCGTCGTGCACCGATTGCGCGTGTGCGGTAATGACCACAAGTTTTCAACAGAGGAACAGCATGTCCCAACCAAGCCCCACGGCGGGGCCAGACTTCGCAAGCTGGCGCCAGGAGAACCTGGTGAAATTCGCGCAGGAGGCGCACGCCCTGATGCAGGCCCAGACTGAGCAGCTTGAGCAGCTACGCCAAGACCTCAAGACGGCGCTGGAGGCGTACCGCAGCCTGCTACGACAGAAATAGCGCCCGCTCGTCCTTGCGGCGCTTGTCCAGCCCCGGCAGCACCTTGCCGCCG